TTGATCGCGGGCGCGTTCGACCCTGCGGGCGTAATCGGAACTTCCGATACGTTTTCCACGCTGACGTTGAAGCAACAGCCCTTTGGAACTGTGACTATCGCCGTCGTAGTCACGTTGCCGTAGTTGTTGTCACTCGGCGTTGCATCTGCCGCCGCAGCGGGCGTGAATATCGCCTTGCTCGTAAGCACGGGTTCACCGTCGATAGCGATTGCCACGCTTATCGGGCTGACAGTTCCGCCGTTCGGGATTGCGATGTTGCCGTTGAACGTGACCTGATAACGAGCAAAACAACTTGTCGGGTTGTTGACGATGCCTCTAAGAGTTACAATCCCACTACCGTTACGGTGAATAACGTAGCCTTTGTTGCAACCTATTGAAGTGTTCAAAAGAACCTGCTGATTAGGCTGAACAATTTGTACGGGGTTTGAAATGTATTCAGGCATATTTCTTATTGCGTTTATTTTGCAAACTAAAACGCTACCCCCTTTCCAAATAAAAGTATCTTAGCCATAACATCACCGCCTTAACCGTTGCAACCGCAACCGCAACCCTGGTTCTGACCGCAAGTAAAGATCGGTGTAGAACCGTAAACGGGCTGTGCCGGAATAGGGCAAGAACGGAGTTCGGAAACAAGCTGATTGAGCTGCGTTGCACCGCTCTGACGTAATTCTGCGGTCTGTGCAGTCTGCGAAGCTGCAAGGTTAGCCATATTAAGCTGAGTACGCAGATTTGCGTTGTCCTGTTTGAGACCGTCAAGTTCAAGCTGACAAAGTTTGTCAAGGATAGCCTGACTGTTCCTGTTGCCTGATTCAACAATGTCTCTTGTGTTCATCGCAGCTGCATTTCTCGTAGCACATTCCTCTGTTGCGATAGTGTATTTGAGGTCTGCCGTAGCAAGCCTGTTTTCACAACAGCAGTTAGCGAGCTGTGCCTGTGTAGCGTTAAATCCCTGATTGATAGCGTTCTGCGTAGCGAAAGCTGTCTGCATATTAGCCATCTGACGTGCATTTGCACCCTGTTCGACACCTGCGAAACCGTTTGCAAGTGCCATCTGCATATCGGAGCAACAACCGCAAAGCTGAGTAGAAAGACCCGCGATGCCGTCTCTTACGCTTGTGATGCTGTCCTGGAGCATCGAATCTCTGAATCCGGCATTGGTATTGTTATTGATGCCCTGCTGACCTGTTAAGAGCCACGGGAACTCATACATACCGCCGAAGCCACCGAAGCCACCGCCCCAGCCTCCTCCGAAACCGAAACCGCCTCCAAAAAGTGCGAGGATCAGAAGGATAGTAAGCAATCCGCCGTCACCGCCCCAACCGAAGCCGTCTCCATTTTTGTTTCCTACGACTGCGGCAATATCAGCCGCAGACATTTCTGAAGTAGTCAAACTCATGTTTTCTCCTTTCAAAAAGTATTTATTTCCGTTGTTGCAACTTTAGAAAACTGTTTGAAAATTGAAATATAAACGCCAAATTTGCATTTATATTTCAAAAAGTGCCAAAATATTTCAAAAATTGAGTATTATCTACGCATCTTCAAAAGTTCGCTTTGAAGCTGCTTTGCCTTACTCATGTTCTGATTTACCCAGTTCTGATTTATCCAACCGTTACTTAATGCCTTGTTGTAAAATCCTTTGGGGTCTCTCAATATCTCCATGAGCATTTGACCCCTGTTCATTTGGGGCATCTGCGTAGGCATTTTCGTATTCTTGTTGAGATCGGAGTAAAGGGAATTAGCCATTTGCGTCACCCGCCTTTTCAGCCGGAGCGCCCCTCATTTTTTTGAGAATCCGCTTCATATCTTCCTTGTAATTGTTAAATTCAGACTTTGAGACGTATTCTTCACCGCCGACCACTTCCGTTGTCTTTTTCGGCTCGCTATTTTGAGATTTTCTCTCCGAATAATCGAATATTCTTAATGGCTGAGGCATACCACTTTGATCTGTACTCTTAATGTAGAAAACAGAATCTTCACTATCCATTAAAAGAACGGACTGTCCTGCGCCTACTGGAAACGATTTAGCGGCGTTCTCACCTTGCACCCATGTGATTTGATTGCTTGTCTGCGGTTGTACGTTAGAGGGCATTTGTGGGGCATTGTAGGGCATATTAACGCCCTGGTAATATGTCGGTGGGTAATAACCATTAAAAATAGCCATGTTTTACGTCTCCTTTGAATAGAAATAGAGGACTACCTCGTTGCCACTATCCCAAGTGTCGAAGTAATTTCCGTCAATTACGCAAACGACGTGGTTCTGCGTGGCAAGCACGAATCTGCCTTTGGGGTGATTATTTGCGAACTCGGCAACCGTTACGCAATTCGGGCATACCGAGCTAATCATGTGTTCTTCAAAGCCGTATTTTTTGAGATACATACCCCAAACGTAATTCGCGGACGGCATATCGCGTAGAGCTAAACCTTCCGCCGCAAGACCGATATACGCGTCAGTCCAGTCTTGACCAACGGCTTTGCTTACGGCTCTGACGGCACAATCGCCGACCCGCACGTTTTTAGGATTGGAGTTGAAAAATACAAAAGGCATAGGTAGTCCTCCTATGCCTAAATTTTGGCAAAATAAAAGCACCCCTAAAATGAACGCGGAGTGCTAATTACAGGCAAATTAAAACCCTCGGTGCTGCATACCGAGGGTTCAGCCGTGGAGGGTGATTATAGCAGAAAATCACAAATGCTTAAATAGTTTCGCTTCGGCTTTTGAAACGATGTTCTTTATCTGTCTTACGGACATATCCATTTCATCAGCCAACGGCTCATAGCAGATACCGTCTATCAATCTGCGTTTCAAAATCTTTCTGTCTCTTTCCGAGTGAATCCACTCGTCAATAAGATGCTCTATTTGCGAATTACTGATGCTATCCAGGTCAACGCTTTCTTCTAACCCCTTTGGACTTTCCATTTTTAAGTTTCCGTGTCCTTGTTCTTGTCGTTGTTACTGTTATTCTTGCCGCCATTGTTTATTTCTCCGTTTCCGCCAACGTAGTTAGCATTACTGTCGCCATCGGCTTTAATATCGACCTGTTGAGTTTCACTGCTTGAATAATCATACTGATTCCAAGCGTAAAGCCAAGCCCCATTTGTCAAAGCAAGAAGAACGATCAGGATAATGATTATAATGTTTCTCCAACGGTCGTTTCTCTCGTCTTTAGACTGCATACGCTCAAAAGCAATCCGGCTCATTGTGATAGTTTCGTTATTGTTTTCCATATCCTTGCCTCCTGTTTTTGATTATAGCATATAGGATTAACGACGAGCAATTATTCACGACGCTTTTTCCTGACTATCCGCATAGCACTCAGGACACAAACATAGTCCGTTCTGCCAAGTCATTATTCCAGATTCGTATATCTTGTGGCAAACCGTGCAAAGAACGGGATCGTCAAAGAATATATCATCCATCATCATTGTTCTCACCTTCGTCCGTTTCTTCTATTTCGTCAGAACCACATTCAGGGCATACCATTATCGAATCATACGCGGGGCTGCCCCAAAACTCTCCGACACATTCCCTACGTTCCTCTGCATCGTCCTCGTCAAATGTTTCACCGCAGTTATAGCACTTATATCGCATATCTTTTCTCCTTAATTATCTCCAAATGTCGGCACGTTCTCAGGGTCAATTCTGTCGTCATGTATCTCAATAATCTGTTGAACTTTCCTACGGCTTTCCTTATGGATAGCTGCCTGTAATCTGAACTTCTCCGTAGTAAGTTTCGCTATCTGCTTTTCCTGATCCTTGATGATGCGGTTCGTAACGATTACATAGGCTATAATCGCAACGATCAAGCAAACCATACTAACTGATGCAAATGCCATTAAAAATTTCATTGTTTTCACCTCCATTGTTGAATAAATTTATTATATGCTTTAATTTCATTTTTGTAAATACCCAAGCAAAAGAAAAACCGCCTCGGGCGAAGCGGTCTCTCTAAATAAGGCGTTCGTTACATTGAACTATTATAGTTTACACTATTTATCGTTCACTTGTAAAGTGGTCTGCCGAAACCAAGAAGATAGGAATATGTCAGGTAATTGAACTTCCTTTGTCGCGTAGAATTGCGTACATTTCCTTCCTCGGTTATACAAGTGTGCTTCTTTGTATCTACTGCGATTACCCTGCCTGTGTGCGTCGCGTACTTTGCTTTCTTTCGCTTAAAATCGAAGTACGCCTGATCGCCGAGTTTCGGTGTGCTGCCTTTTTTGTACCAATGCTTTTTAGCCTTGAACCATTTGACAGCCTGACGGCATCCGGCGGTGGTTGTGAACTTCTTGACCGTTTTCGTAACGTAGTCGATTGCTACATTCATAGCCTGACACCATGCTTTTTTCTTCACATTAAACGCTATGCCCGTGCACTTTGAATAAGGATTCCCGACCTCTTTCTGAGCGCGCCCGTTGCTTTCACTTGCACCATTGAGAGATTTCGCCTTATTGACGCTCTTCGTTACTGACGCGGAAGCCATATCAAGATTCCTCGCTATCTGTCTTTTTTTCTTCTTCGTCAAGCGGCAAATCTTCGTCAGTATCTTTTACGACATATTCCTCTTTGGTGAACTGCTTGTAAATCTGATTTACACCAACGGAAGCAAGTCCTGATCCGATACCGATATAAAGAGCCATAAGCCAATTATCGGCGGGTAAATATCCTGGAATAGTCTTATAGACAATGATAGCGAGAACACCGCCTACGAAACCGCAAATTGACGGAATAAACTTATCAAGTGTTTCGTTGTTGATAGCCTTTAAGACAGCACCAACGAGATAGATTACTCCGACTAATGCTGGAAATGCGATAAAACTAATTTCGTTCATGTTCATTTTCTCCTTTTCAGTATTTATTTTTGTCGTCATTTTTAATGCCGACTATCACTAAAACGGCTAATGCCGTAGCGAACAAAACAGATATAAGAAACTCAAAAGCGAGCGTTATCATGTTCTTCTTTCGTGTATCTTCAACTGATCCACAATATCATCGAGCCGATGATGAGCCGACTTTGAGCTTTCCTCGACTTTAACAAGGCGTTCTTTGATTTCGTCTTGCGTATCTGTATTTTTGTCGAGCTTCTTTTCTATTTGATCTAAGCGATAGTTGATAAGTTTGTTAGAGATAATCACGCCACCGCCCGCACCAATGATAGTGCCGAGAAGCGAAAGTAGTGCGATTAAAACTTCCTTGTCCATTGAAATCACCCCTTTTACTATGTATCTGCTTGCCAATTCAGCGTAGGCTCACCGCTTACAACTGTGCATTTGAGCGTATAAGTTCCGTCAACCGTAGGGGTGTTCGGAACGATTAAATCTTTCTCATACAAACTATCATGTCCGCACGGCATTTTCACGCTTCTACTATCCGTAAATTCTTCTGTACTTCCGCAAATCATAGGGTTAGAGAAAGCGGTATAAGTGGTGCTTACGGGAGTAGCCAAAGCAACTACTGTTTTAGTTCCGTCAGTAATCGCATTAGGTAAATTCTCATCACCGCTTGCATACGCTCTTTCTTCAAAATACTTCACACCCGTGCCGTCAGAGTTATGCACATCGCCATAAGCGACAAGTTCTCCGTTCTCAATCTTGAAAACGCCTCTTATCTCGTCAGAGCCTAATGAATATGTGTGTTCTTCGTATGCGTGATAGTCGGTATCTGTTGACGGATAGTTGATAGACACATCGTGATTATAGGTTGATGAATACAACTTATAATTGTAAAGCGACAACTTAAAATAGCGAGCATTTGACGGAGAAGTCACTATGTAAGAATCCGATATACGCACTATGAAATTTTGGTTGCTATCATACCAACACACACTAAAACCCGTCATATCGGGGTGTTTTTTGTAATAGTATGTCGTATTAGGTAAACATTCACAAAAGTTTTTAGAACGGATAGCGTTAACATAACTAGCAGGCTCACCCGTACTTGAAATATATCCGTCTTCTGTCTGCTCGTCCCATTGATTTATTCCAACAACCTTTTTATCCACGGGCTTTGCACTCATCAGCGTTGCGGTCTGATATGCGTAGTAACTTTCGGGGAAAAGTTGACGGAATTTTGCAACTCCCGCACCTGCCGTTTGTGTTTCAAGGTTATAGAAATAATCAGCGACTTCCGAACTTCCGAAAAGTGCGGTGAGGTCGATGCAATTTACACGAACATCATTATCAATAGAAACGCCTGACTTAAAGCCTAATGCCAAAGACATTGATAACGCTGTCGAACTTCCTATTATTGCAA